GAGGAACGAAAGCAGGGTAAGGAAGAGGACTCAAAATCCGATTCTGAATCTCTCCCTCTTGTAGCTGAAATTGATATGGAAACACCTGCGGTAAAAGTGAAACCTTTTATGGTAGAGTTGCAGCGTCAAGCTGCTCTTTTGCCTAAACCGTTGAACTCCGCTAGTGCTCCTCGCCTGCCTGGTGATACGCGTGGCTTGGGCTTTGCACCCGCAAGTGCAGTGCCTGAACCTGTTGTGCCTCCTACGGCATTTGATGCGCTCCGTGAATATTGGAATCAGACAGAAGATCTGGTCCATCTGAATGCATTGAAGAAGCAATGCACTGAACGTCCATGGCTACTACCAGTGGTCATGATATGTTTGTTCGCGGTTCTGTTATTGGTTGTCAAAGTACTCCATAAAACGGAACGCAAAAGCCGAAAGAAGGAAAAGTCTAAAGCTAAAGCAGAGAAGGCTGAAGCCAAGACACAGCAACCGAAGAAAAATGCTTCGGGGAAAAAGAAAGCGAAAGCTGCCCCTCCTGTAGTAACCTTTAAAAAGGAAGCGAAGGATGGTTGCTGTCACATCACAGTTGGCAAGCACAAATGTCCTTGGTTTCTGAACGGGACACCGATAGGTGTTTCTGCGAAGAAGTCATGCAACATCCACTGCGGTGGTTTAAAATGTATGCATTGGGCTGAGTGTGAGCCAAAAGAGCATCCTGCTCTGACCCCCATGCCAGCAAAGCCTGAAGCGAAAGCTGAAGCTAAAGCTGAGTGTGTGCATCAACCTAATCAGGTGACATGCAAAAAGTGTGGTTGGAAGTATGAAGGTGAGAAGAGTAAACAACGTCGCAAAACCAAAAGGACTAATACGGTAGGTCGTGGAGCGAAAGCCCATAACTCGTATCAGAAACCTGGTGACAACGACAACAACTCTATTTGGACACGTGACAATGGTGGAAACCTAGTCAAGACCAAACGGGACGACAATTTTGTTGTACCCTCTCATCTCCCGCATGCGGGATTGCTCAATGACTTCATGCATGGAACTAACGAGTCCGCTCAATTGGAGTCTGCTAAGAAATTGGTAGACGCAGTGAGTAAGGTAAAGAAGAACCTTAACAAGAAGCACCCTATAGGGAAGTGCTCTGTTTGTGGCAGTGTTGGTCATGTAGGAAAGTCGTGTCCAGACAAGAAGTCACACCCTTGTTACTTTTTCGAAAAAGGAAATTGTAAGCTTGGGGATAAATGTGAGTTCCTACATGTCGCAAAGGATAAAAATGAATCCGCGATAAATGGGAAACGCTTTTCACTTGGCAAAGTGCAAGGTGCTGTTGGACTGGCACGCATTGGCACTCGGTGTCTTAATGCAAACTTAATGTGGAATGGTGTAGTTGTGTGTGAGCACATCTTTAAGGAAGAAAATGACAAGATCAAATTCTCCTTTCGTTTGGACGGAAAAGTCCTCGAACATTCTGTAGAGAGAAAGAGCGGCAAAAAGCTTAGCTATGACCTTCTCTGGTTTGCACGTCCTGATTCTTTTAAGGATCTTCCATCGCTTCATCATTCTATGCCCGCTCCAGGGCGTAAGGTGGCATTGTTCGCCTATGATAGTGATGAACAATTCATGACAGGTGATATCAGCTTCGATGCTGGTCGCGTGTTGCGGATTGAGGACGCGTGTGACTCAATGAGTCTCTCGAGTGTATCAAAGCACAAAGTCGGAATCTATAAGCTGTCTTCGATTGACGGAAACTGTTCTGGTGTGGTAGTTGATGCCGAATCTGGCAAAGTTGTGGGTTTCCATAACGCTACCCGTGGTGGAGTTGAGAATGTCTTTCTCGCCATCACGCCGCAGATTGTATCTGCGGCAACCGGATCACCTCAGAAAAACTAGATGTCCCACTCCCGCCTGTTCCTCTTTGGGAAAAGTGGTATCAAAACTACGTAACCAAAGGAGTTTTCAAACACCGAAGCATTGAAGCTGAGGTGGAACGCGGGGTTTTAGTGGGGCGTCGTGTTGAGGGGGTGGAGTGGAAGGATCTTTGTCCAGATGATTTACCCTGGACACCGTCAAATCATTTTCATCATTATTTTGTTAAAGGAAATGTGGATTACGTCACTCGTGTCAATCGATTTGTCACGCAGGGAAAAGATGAGTCTGCACCTAATACATCTCTTGATGAGTTCTGCAAAGAGAAAAATCTCAATGTGGGATCAGCTTATCGAATGGTCATACCCAATCTGAACGCGTCTTTCAAAAGCGTTAGTAAGTACGACAAGCCTCAGCCTCAATTGAATGAGGAAAGCTGGGAGCTGTCGGGGCAGTGGACTATTCAGCATTTCATTCGACACATGGGTGGATCACGAGTACTTTCGCAAGAAGCTTGCGTTAAGGAGGTGGACCGATCAACATCGGTTGGGTATCCTATGTCACTTGATTTTCACAACAAAGGTGAATTTCTTGACAAGGGCCCATCGCACATGCTTGCGGATTTCTGGAATATGATAGGAAAGTCAGAGGAAAGAGTTATGAGGCCTATATGGACTTGTAGCCAGAAGCGAGAGCTTCGTGCTGCTGAAAAGTTGTTAGAAAATAAGATTCGCACTTTCACGGCTTCCCCGGTTGAGCACTCTGTTGCTTTAAACCGTTTCTGTCTGGATATGAACAACAAGTTCTATCTATCCAACAATAAGACTTGGTCTTTTGTTGGTTGTTCCAAATTCTTGCAAGGTTGGAATGCACTTTTTGCTCGCTTGTCAAAGCACCCGTATGCCTTCGAGCTCGATGAAAGCGAATATGACTCTAGTCTGTTCGCTCGAGCTATGTATGGCCAAATGGATATACGGTGGGCGATGCTTGCGGTGGAGCACAAAACACCGGAAAATCTCCTAAGGTTTCAACGCCTTTATGACGACATAGTTCATTCTGTGATCGTATTGGAGAATGGTGAGCTCATTCAGAAACACACTGGAAACCCGTCTGGCTCAGCCAACACGATTGTGGATAATACCATGATTTTGTTTCGGCTGTTTGCTTATGCGTGGATTGAGTTAGCGAGGGAAAAATTCGGAACTGCAAATGCTACTTCTGTGGCTGCTGCGATGAACGAAGATATTACCAAGCGAAACTATGATGGTGTGCTGTTCGGGAGCTATCAGGATTTTATTGACAATGTGGAAGCTGCCTTAAATGGCGACGACAACACGTTCACTGTCTCACAGTTGTGCGTTAGTTGGTTTAACCCAAAGTCGATTTCCCCGATATGGAGTGGCATAGGTGTCACTACCAAAACCCCTTGTGAGGAGCCTCGTGCTCTTAAGGATGTTCAATTCCTCTCGCAAGGTTTCCGTGAAGAGAAAGGTGTCTGGTTACCTGTTCCAGATACTGATCGTGTATTGTGTTCCCTTCGTTGGGGTTCGAGTGACGACGATGTTCGTTGGCACTTAATGAGAGCGTACGCGTTGCGAATTGATTCCTGGGCAAACCTTGAATGTCGCACCTTCATTCAATCATATATTGAGTGGATCTGGAATCATCCAGAGTACAAAGAGCAGTTATATGGTGAGATTAATGGTTTATCGATGTCTACAATTGATGCGATTTACAAATCAGATCCATGGTGTTGGGCATTGTATGCCGGACAAGAAGATAAGGGTTCTCCGCTGGTAAGCGCGCTGAACTTAAGCATATCATTTAGCGGAGGAAAAGAAATCAACCGAGATTCCCCGAGTAGCGGCGAGCGAAACGGGATGAGCCCAAACCGAAATCGGGAGACCTAGCGTCTTTTCCGAGTTGTGGTTGTCACGAAAACGGTCGGTTTCGTCTCTCTACCTGCTTAAGTCGTCTGTGACGGCGCACCAAAGAGGGTGACAGTCCCGTGAAGAAGGAGAGAAATGACGAGGTCGCATGTCCGGTTTCGAGGGAGTCGGGTTGCTTGAGAATGCAGCCCTAACATGGGTGATGAGTCTCATCCAAGGCTAAATACAGGCACAAGTCCGATAGCAAACGAAGTACCGTGAGGGAAAGATGCAAAGAACCTCGAAAGGGGATTGCAAAGCGCCCGAAATCGTTTAGGGGGAAGCGATACATGATTGGCGGACCATCCCGGTGGGATCCTGTCTAGGAAATGATCCAGTCGGTTGTTTATTTCGTTTAGTTTACTGGGCGAGTTGATGATCGTCATGTGTTCATTTCGTGGGCGCATTTCCCGGCCGTGAGATGGGTCGGCGTCGTTGCGGTTGGCGTCGTAGTGGGGATGTAGGATGTGATGCGTGATGCTCGTTCCGTTCGCGGGACGGTGCCGGTTACGATCTACTGAAATCACTTGTTGCCGACCGCACCGAGGGAGAGGGGTTTCCGTTTAGGCGGAACCGAAACAACGGCGTCAGGTGAAACTTGTTTCACAGCTCCATCGAAATCAGTTTCGTGGGAGATGACGACCGAGGACGCTCGACATTGCCCGATCATGATCGACCCGTCTTGTAACACGGACCAAGGAGTGCGACGTACGTGCGAGTGCGACGGTTGTAAACCGCAGCACAAAGTGAAAGCGATGGGGGGAGTTTTGCTCCTCTTGACTGACCGCTGCTGCCGATTGTTTCTGTCAAACAGTTTGATCTCATCGGTTAAATCGAATGATAGGTTCTGTTAGCGTGCGGTGGTTGGTGACGCTGGCGGCTAACGGGAGGCTACCTCTCGTGTCCCCGCCGACCAACCGCGTTCGTCGTTCCTCTTCGGGGGGACGCGCCGGTTGAGTCAGAGTACGTCCGTCGCGACCCGAAAGACGGTGAGCTATGCCTGTGCAGGGTGAAGCCAGGGGAAACCCTGGTGGAGGCCCGCAGCGGTGCTGACGTGCAAATCGTTCGTCGGACATGGGTATAGGGGCGAAAGACCAATCGAACCGTCGAGTAGCTGGTTCCCTCCGAAGTTTCCCTTAGGATAGCTGTAGCTTGTGAGGTCACGTTGTTTCCTTGTTTGTGTGATTTGGGGGTAACTCTGGGTCGCAAACAAGGGCACGAAACCACCAGTTTTATCGGGTAAAGCGAATGATTAAGGGTTCCGGGGTCGAAACGGCCTCGACTTTTTCTCAAACTTTCAAACGGTAAGATGTCTGCATCTGCCAACTCTTACGTTAGGCGCGATTGCAGACTTTGTTAAAACCACCTTGTCTTATTGGCAGGTGATGACGAATGGACGAGCTATTAGTGGACCGTCCCTGGTAAGCAGGACCGGTGATGCGGGATGAACCAAACGTCGAGACTAGGCGTCGAAGTCGGGCGCTCATTCCAGAAACCACAAAGGGTGTCGGTCCATAAGGACAGCAGGACGGTGGCCACGGAGGTCGGCATCCGCTAAGGA